CTTCTTTCAGAGTGTCAGGAAAATTCCAAATGTGTAAAATACACTAATAACCCCTAGCAACTTGTTGCTTATTCTAACGTGTTAGACTGGTAGTGGGGGTGTGTGCCTAAAAGGCACTATCTACTAATAGGTTTTTTATTACGAATGTAGTCAATCAAAGATCGACTATCAGTCGCTAAAAAATCTATAGTAGACTTTGACAAATCTTCTTTCTCTTCTTCCTCAGAAGTTTTAATAACAGATTTGTCAATATGATTTAATAAACTTTGTATTTTATATTCAAGTTCTCCAATACGTGTATTAAATTGTTGGTAAGCCTTACTACACCGCATTGTTAATAGGGTAGGTGGTAAAGACGATATAACTAAGCTAGCACCATAAGGCGCACTGATTGGATAACCTGTCCATGCACCAAATCCTATAACTGCACTAGAACCATTTATTGTCACAGTAAATTGCAATGTTGTAGTTGCACCACTAGTAACACAATAAATGGTTGAAGTATTTGGCCCACTGGTTGTTGGGTATAGTGGTAACGGTGTACAATTAGTGGTGACAGTAAAGCTAGGTATAAACTCAGAAAATGAGGCGGTTGCTACATTATAAACTACCTGATATGTGCCAGAAGAAATGTTAGCAGGAAAGAAAATACTATTACCTGCAACCTCTAGTCCTTCCAAATTACTACCAGGTAGTAATGAACTGGGTGATGAATACAAAGGTGTAAACACACCTGATGTTGATGTAGGTGCTGTCGTAGTTTCCAATCTAGCACCTAAAGTACCAGCACCTGTAAGGGGTAAGCTAGGTTTTAGTAACTGTACTTTATATGTAACCCACAATTCACCTATGTTTACACTACCAGACTGCATACCTTGGGTAGCTATATTAAAAACACCCAAATCATACATACGTGCGTCAGCACCAGTTGGCACTGGCCCATTTCTAGTAAATTGTACATTAAGTGGATTTAATTTCTTATTACACTCCACAGCATGTAATTGACATGTTGAAGGTGGTGCAGATGAAGCAAACATATGATTTTCCATTTGTGCTTTTGATGTAAACCCTTGACTTTCTACATCATATTCAGTGGCTAAAATTACGGTACCTAGCGCTGTATCCACTGAATTTAGTGCATTGGCTGACATTGCTTTATACTCAAATATACAACCTATTAATTTATATTCTTCAAAGTTTAAAGCATTCTGTGCCAACCATGGAAATGTTTGTGCTAACCCTGGATTAATTGGATAGGAGGTTATATTAAAATTCTCACTAGAAAACACATCACCTATATATTCACGGTGTTCTAAAATTGGTGCGCCTTTACCATTAAACATAGGTGGTCCATTACCACCACCCCTTGAAGTTTTAGTATCAGCTACCGAGTAATCACCAATACCAGTGACAGATTTAAACAACCTACCTGCCATGCCACCTAACCATGACCCTAAACCTGAACCAATGCCCTCTGCTGAATAATCACCAGTGCCACGGATACCTCCAGCTAGTTGTCTATTCTTACTAGCTGCTTTGACATGTTTGGGTTTTGTCTTAACCTGCGTTATTATTATTTTTTTATTTGCTCCTTTTTGAGTCTTTTTTGTAATCTTTTGAACTTTATTCATTTTTGTAAATATACCCCTAGGTATAATATGGGATTCAGGCGTGTCCCCTGGTAAAACGTATTGGTTTAATCTTAAATAGGTATTTGCCCCATTAGGCTCTAAAATAAGTGCTTCTTTACCTGACACAGGTGAGAGTAACATACAAAATATCGTTAGATACATTAATGTTTTTTGAAACTTGGGTATATGGCTAAGTGTTGGTGCTGAGGTATCTCTATCACATAGATAGTTATAAGCTTGTGATTTTATTTTACCTGAAACATGTTTCTTTAAATCCCTCTCAAGATCATTATTTAATTCAGGTGTCCAGCCATATTGATGTTGTAAATCAACCCATACCCCTGGTGTTACTACTTTATATTTATTATTATCTGTAAAGTTTATTTGCCACTCACATTTTTTCAAAAACTGTTTAGTTTCATTAGTAAACACAGCAACATAATTTTTACTTATTTCTTTAAAGTGTTCAATTACTGCAACAATTGGTGGTAAGAAACTTACTTGAGGTAACAATCCGTAACAAATTCCTTTAATTAACTGTAACGGATGTATATTAGTTGGTGGTGAATTAAGTATACCAAATTTACTGAGAACTTTACCTGGCATAGGCCCAAAAGTATAATTGCCATCACCCATATCATAAATTCTACTCGAACAAAACTCCACTTCTTCAATATGTTCTCTATAATAAGCTTCAGAATTAAAGCCTAACTTCAACATAATTTCTTGAAATGGTATGTAATGTTTATATTTGATGTTCATAGCATTATCATCACCTGCTACTAACATCCTTAAATTATTCTTACACCAACCAACATCAACTTTTAAGTGTTTAGTTATTATATATGTGTGTAACAACCCATTTAATACTGAATTAAACAATGATGTATATGGATCTCCAGATTTCCTACCACCTGGTACCCGATAAAAAATACCAAATTGTGTCCATCCATGAGTTGTATTATTGGCCCGCATTAACTGGAGTATTAATTTATTGGCACCAAACTGTTTACTAAGCCACACTTCCAGTTCCAAGAGCTCAGGACAAACTGATGAATCCCAACAACCTACATCATCTTCCCAGAAAAAACCAGAATTCATCAAAAACATTGCCAATTTTGAACTAGAAATACCACTACTATAACAAATAAAATTATTTAGTCCCCACTGTTTTTTTATTTCATCTTGTAAAGCCATGAAATAAGGTCCCATAATGATTATAAATTCTAAAGTTGCTCCTTGGATAGCTCTAGGCGCCTTAATTTTGGCACCTAATGGACTCACATACAATAAATTTTCGACTTTAATAAACATAGCTCTAGTTGTTATCTTGTTAGCCAAATAATTGCTAACCTCTTTATTAAAATCAAAACCTGCTTCTTTCATTTCATGATACCTAGTTATTAGTTGATTCTTTACAGAACTGCTAGCATTAGATCTACTAATGTAAGTTTTAAAACTAACTGGTTTAATTTTCTTAAAACGAAACAGTTTTCTTGAATTAGCTTTAACCCATTTTATAAAATTAGCCATTTCTTCTTTATCTATAACTGGTGTTTTAACACACACTCTTGTTGTTAATGCTGACAATTCATTATCAATATTACTAGCAAAACTTATAGGTTTATAGTCATTATCTATACCATAAATTTTTTGATTATGCGGATTCTTATAAGCCTTCACATTATATTCGTAGGGTAACCGAATTTCACTACCCTCTTTTAAATTGTTAGTAGTGTAATATGATGTTTTTTGTGCATAAGTTTGACTAGTTGAGTGTGCACTAATATGTATAGTTATCATCAGAAAGAGTGTATATAATACTAACATTTTAAATATTCTTCTATATCTTAAGAAACACACAATCATCAAGACAACAAATAATAAACCAGTAAACTGTTCAAATAACCAAACCATTATATTTAAATCTAAAGTTTGACTTAGTGTATTCGTTATTTGTGTTTTAATTTCCTCAATTTGTTTATTCAATACATTATTTTTTAATACTAAAATATCATTTTGTAATTTCATATTTATGGGTAAACCTAATGATAAATCCAAATCCATTTCAGCTTCATAGTATGCCAAATCAGATTCTTTATTAGCTTTAACCCCACTTATAACTATTAATATAATAAAAAAGATAAATAATATTAAAATTTTTTCCATTAATTTATCGTTATTTCCAGTATAATTAATTCTATCAAATTGTTTTTCCAATTCAATCTTAGTTATACTGTTCTTTCTTTGAAATACATTATTTGTTATGTATTGTTGATAAA